ACGATCAATGCCATACTTGGACATCAGGCAACCACTCATGCAATACTGAGTTCCTATAATGAAAATATAGGAATAGATAACTCACAATCAAATCAATTCAACAATATCAATGAATTCAATCCAACTTCATTCAATAATGATTTGCAGCAAAATCAATTTGATATGAATCAATCTTCGTTGAATAACACCGACAGATCTTCATATTTCAACAACAACATAAATTCAAATCAATCATACATCGCTGGTGATATAAACAACACAAGCAATAGATTCTCAAACAACAACTCCAACACCATAAACAATTTGTTCAAAACAGATTATTCATCAATGATCTCAAATATATCAAGATCTTCATTGGCAAGCGATACCAAGGAAAATCTAAAAGTAATAATAAGAGAAATAATATCCGAAGAACGGGAAGAACATCAACAGGAAGAAGAAAATGCATCTGGAATGGATATGATTGATATGCTTCAAGATCAAAATGATACAGTTGAATTCATGGACAATCAATCTGAAATGACAGATAATATTGTGAACAGTATTGTTGGTGACTATAGCAGTATTACAGATATAATGCAAAAAATAAGTAGTCCCCCTGACTGGAGGACTACCCTTGGATAAGAAGAAAAAATGTAATCAGTTATCTGCTAGTTTTTGAAAATAACTGAGAGCATCAGTCTCTTCATCAACATCATCTTCAACTGGTTTCTTAGACTTGAATGATGGTTTCTTTTCCACCATGCTTTCAGAAACATCCTCAACGGTTTTCTGATTTGGTGCAGAACTGCGAATGTCTCCACCAAGAACTTCATTCAGTCGTGTCTTTAGTTCATCATAACTCTTGAAGTTTGATGCTTCAGTGAATGGAAGAAGAGCATGTTGCGACTTCCAAATCTTCTCCAACTTGGAATCATCATCTGAAAGTGGAGTTTGAGAATCAAACTCTGACTTATCATAATTGGTGAATCCTCCTACCTTACGAATCTTGATGCGGAAGTTTGCACCCTTCCAGAAATCAAATGGATTGATTGGTTCCTCATCATTGAATTCAGGCTTCATTGCTTCCTGAATCTTCTCAAAGATCTTGGTTCCGTACTTATAGAGAAAAACTTTACCCTCATTCTGAGGATTCGCAGGATCAGATACCACATAGATGTTTGAGATGTAAGTCAACTTACGCTTGCGCTGACGAGCAAGATCCTTATCCGATTCAAGACCAGAATTCCAAAGTTGATTATTCATCTCTGAAACTGGATCCTTTTGTCCAATGGTTGTGAGTGAGTTTTCAATATACCAACCACCAGTTCCTTGGAATGCATGGTTATATACCTTGTTCCACGGAACTTCTTCACCATCTACAGGAGGAAGGAAACGAATGATTGCAAATCCGTTGCCAGACTTATCCTGTTCAGGACGCCAGAAACGGTCATCCTTATAATCCTTTGTCTTAGTCTGATCTTCCATCTTCTTGATCAGATCTTCCATGCCAGACTTAGACTTCTTCTTCAGATCATTAAAACCCATAAAACCTACTTTCCCCGAAGATCTCCTTCGGACTTAAATTAGTGGGAACTCCCCACATGTTGTATTGTATCTTCATAAATATACCTGTCAACGGAAAGGTAATTTATTCTTGATTTTAGGTAAGAAATTTAATTCTCTATATTCATTTTCCAATTTTTCCAATAATGGTTGATTTAACAACTTAGGAGCAACTGAAAAGTCAAATGAATATTCTTCGAGCATTAAAAGAACAGTCTCCATATATGAAGTGTTCTTGTCCTGAACATATTTTTCAACTTTTTTCGAAAATTCTTCTTTGGATATTGTGTGTAGCATGACAACAGTATACCATCATTCTAGAAAACATCAAGTATATGATTATATATACAAATAAAGGATTAATTAATGGCACTCGACACAGACAATAACATTCGGATATCTTTATATAATCTAGATTCTGCAATAATGGCTACAGATTATGGAACCGCTGGTATTTGCCTTGGCGATGCTCATGTCCAACTTGCTAAAGTAGCATGGGGAGATGAAGTAACATCAAATAGAGTAACAACAACATACCCTCTTCCTGTTAGAATATACGGTCAAGCAACTGCTATTCCTGTCACTGGTACTCTTGCTGCCAGTGGATATTTTCCTGTTCGTGGTGTCACTGGTGTTCCTTTGGTTGTTGTTGGATCAACTTTCACTTCAGATCCAAAAATTGGCATTACTGGCACTATTCAGGGAATTGCAAATGGAACTCCAGTTGGAATTTCTGGTCCTGTTACCGTATCAAATAATATTGCAATATATGGTATAAGTGGCGCAACTGCCGTTGGAATCACAGGTGGAAGAAGACTCAATAGTTCTTCCGATAGTGTAAGTGTTACTGGATCTGTGTCAATCAATGGATTGAGCATGTCTGCCGCAACCCACAGTGTTGCTGTATATGGTTCTGACCTTGGAAACAAAGTTCTTTCACGAATGTATGGAAGTGATGGAACAACTCTTGGAATGTCTGGAGATGCAATCAAGGTTGCTCTTGTAAATCCTGGCATCAACTTCAGTGTTTCATATACCTCATCTGTTGGTGTCACCAATGGTTCTGAAGGAGCACTCAGAGTCCAAGGATATACTGCTGGTGGAACTCCAATAACCATAAAGGGTCAACTTGCTGGTGGTGCTGTTGAGATTGCCGCAACAAGCGCAGTTCCAGTTGGTGTAAGTGGATCGGTTACAATTGATGACACTGATATAATTGATTCTTTGGAAAATGCAAATAAACCATTAATCAGCACTCTTTCCACAATATCATCAAACACCTCAACCATTCAGACAATATCAAATCAATTGACCAGTACATCTGGAGCAAATGTAACAGTCAAAGAAATAAAGAGAGCAAGCAGCATATTGCATGGTCAGGCAACAGTTACAACAACTCCAACATCAATTGCAACAGGATTGATAAAGACTGGTGTCACGATCAAGGCATTACGAGCAAACACAGGACCAGTTTATATTGGAAATGGTGGAACTCTAACTTCCGCAAATGGTTATGTTCTTGATGCTGGAGACAGTGTTTTCTTGGAAGTAGATGATTTGAAGAAAGTATTTGTTAGAACCGATACCAATGTAAGAGCTATCGTTTCATATATCGCATCATGAGAAGTTCATTTCAAAATACCACAAATTACAAACAAGCAACCAATGCTGAGAAATTAGTATTGGTTAGGACGAATGTTCTTTATGGTCTTTCATTTGAAGTAGTGAAACAAGAAACGATATCATACAATAGCGGAATTACTTCAGTTCCGACAATAATATTCATCAACAACAATACACAATGTTTCATTGATTTTTCTAACCAGACAAATTCTGATGTAGAATATAAAGTAAAATCTTTCTTTTCAAAGATATCAGTTGGATCTACATTTTATATCTACAATGGTTTATATTCGGATCCAAATACAGAAAATACTGCCGATCTTAGTGGAGAATTTACATTTGCAGAATACTTTAATGGTATAATCAAGGCAAATGTAACCAATATCAGCAGTATAAACGCCGATGTTGTTAGATATGATAAAAAATATTTTGAAGAAATTCCACTAATTGTCGCTAGTTCAATTACTTCAACAGAAACCAATCAAGTTACAGTGATTAGAAATCTATTTGGTTCCAATACTAAAAATTCATTCAACCACATTGGAGCAAAGATTGGGGATTTTGTTTCATTTAGCGAAATTGAAGGAAAATATGAGATAATTGAAATGTCTGTTGATCCTCATGGTGTTGAAACCATGAAGGTCAATGGTGTTATTGATCCTCAAATTTTGACAGATTCCAAGATATTGGTCAGTCTCTATATAAGAACAACTGAACAATTTACACAAGATGCAGATGTCAATGAAACTCAATTAGGATCTTGTGTACAAAGTCAGGGGGGTGTTGTAATATCATGCATGGATAATCACACTGCTTCACAATGTCGTTTTAGATCAAGTATTGCTGATAATACTACAACTACTATATCGTTTGGAGTATTCTGCACCACTCCAGAGACAGATACAGCAGTAGAAACATCTACTACTGATAAATTGGTAAAAATCACCAATCTTTTGGCATCCAACATTGCATTGGCATCTACCAATATTGCAAATGTAGCTGGTCCTGTCAATAGAAATGGAAACTCTAGAACTGGGTTTTACGGCAGAAGTTAAATATATTTTATATCATCTGGAATCATTCCAAATCTTACCTTCAAAGATTTATTGATTGTATTGAACGATTCCACATTCTCGTATAAAACAGAAAGGGTTACGGTGTCTGTTGAAACACCGTAACCCAATATTTTGCAATCTATTTTTGATTCTAAAAATCTTTTAGGTTTACCGCTTAATTCTAAAAAGGAGTAAATATAAGTTGTTTTTATCATCAAAAATATTTATCAAATTCACTTCTTTGAACGACGATTCACTTCATCTTCAAGACTGCGAATGTCATTCGTGACATCACGATTCACATCACTGATATGACGATAGACAGCATCAATATCGCGATAGATCTCATCGCGTTCTGCATTGATCTTGCAATCGGAGCGTTGTGAGAACACTGAGAGAATGAATGCAACAAAAAGTACAATGATACTAGCGGTGTTGAATACAGAGGCAGTAGCAGAGTCAAGACCCTTACCACTAAGAAGTACAAATGCCTGAGCAGCAAGACCAAACAATGCCAAACCAACGATAAAGTTACGATTCTTCATAAAATTAACTCCTAAAGTTTTCCAATTACGGTTCACGGAACGAGAAAGCATTTGACTGGAAACACGATTTCCAAGCAAATCATAAAGCTTTACTTGACGACATTTATCGTCTGTTAGATATACAATCTTCTTGAGTTTTTTATTCATTTTTTTATTCTTCATAAAACATTCCTGAGAGGACTCGAACCTCTGACCATCGGTTTAGAAAACCGATGCTCTATCCAACTGAGCTACAGGAATATGCACCCATTATACCATGGGATGCTCACAATGTCAAGGGTTAAACTGAAAGTTTCAGGTTAGAACCAGCGAGTGGATCAACGATCTTTTTGCCAGGAACGACAAGATTATTAACTACGACTGTAGTGTAATGGTCTGCTAGATCCTTTTGTGGGTCAACCACAAAAGTTACCTGATTGAGTGAAAGTTGAATTCCAGTTTCTGGATGACTTGCGTATGGCAACCAACGAGCGAGAAGCAACTTGCCCTCTGGGGATGGAATGAGAACTGCTGGATCCTTTAGAGAGACAGTTTCTCCAGTTACGCTATAACCACAAATAATCTCTTCACCACTATTTAAACGAACGATCTTCACTTCCATGATTTACTCCTTTATAGTAATCAAATCAACACATGAAAAACAACCAACTCCAAAATGTACACTTTTTTGGATTTTCTTTGATTTTTGGTACAATTAATGATATATTCTTTGGATCAGATGCTCTGGATCTTGCTCTTTTAAGTTCATTCTCAGTAAAAAGCATATCCACAGATTCGTTTTCTGTAATCTGAGAAATATATACCAATTTTGATCTGTCCACTTCTTTTCGTTGCATGTGTCACCTATTGTACATTATTTATAATGTTTGTCAATCATCTTCTACTGGATTCTTCGTTGTTATTTGATTGAGTGTTCATCTTTGATTTGACACTTTCAGAGAATGCGTCAATTAATGTTTCAAGACCCTTCAATCCGATATAACCCATCATGAATGCAACTGCATATTTGCCTTTTTCGTGTATTGAATCTGGAGCAAAGTTAAGAATCAATGGAGTAAGGTAATTTGCACATGCAGTACCAGCAAGAATTGCTGATACGCTCTTACCTATTGATTTTTTCTTGTTTTTCATTGACAGCAACAATGCACCAAAGAACCCAGAAAGGATAAATCCTATATCTAGTCCGTAACGAAGTAATTGTTGATGTAAATCGCCTCCACCATTGGTATCCTGCATATAAAATCTCCTAGAACATTCTTCTGAGAAATACTATTCCTGCTACTACACCAATCATAGAAATAATAAGAGATATTATACCAAAATATAAATTTAACCGTTGATCAAGTTTTAGTTGTTCATCGTACCAATCGTCATAATCCGAATTCATAGTATTTTTTGCTATATTATATATGCAAAAACAAACCCCCAATTTTTGGGGGTTTGGGTCAATTCAGATGCGGGATGACCAATCCCCACTGCTTTAAGCAGCCATGCGCATTGGAGCGGCATGTAAATTTGCAACATTTTTTTAACGACACCTATTGCACGGTGACGGATATCTCCCT